GCCTATCATTTTGCCAAGGTGCAAGGGCAATCGGGGCGGTATCACGAAACGCCCTACAAGGATCGGTTTTCCGACTTCTGCGATGCGCTGCAATATGCGTGCTTGGGTGCTGGCCTCGGGTTTGCTGCGCTCAATCCGGGGAACAAACCGACAAAGCCCGTTCACATGAAGCGTCGGAAGTTCAGTTTGAAGCGGGCAAGATGATCTGGCACGTCATATTTCATCCCAAGGATGGCGAGTGGTGGACGCGCCGGTTCGGTCACGTATCCCTTGCAGGGTTTCAAAACGAAACATGGGTGCATCTGGATCTCGGGCGGGAAGCCGTCACCGTCAAGCCAATGTTCCTGCATGACGAAACCGTAGATTACCTTTCCACCCTTCTGACCTATTACACCCTTCTGCGCTTTGGCCCCGCGAAAAATCAGGCATCAAGCTTCTTCATGCCCATGACCTGCGTGAGTTTTGTAAAACATACGCTTGGTATTCGGTCGCGTGCATTGCTGCCCGACCAACTCTTCCACAGTTTGATCCGTGATCATGATGCGGAAGTTTTAAATGAAAACGCCAAAGCCCCCTGCGGAAACGGAAGAACAGAAGCAAGTTCGCCTGCGTGCTGAAACGGATAACGTCCGTTCCATTCAGGAAACAGTCCAGCAACGCACAAGCCTGTTCCAGCGCCTTATGTCACCCCGCGTGTCCCTCGTTACCGGCAAGGCCAAGTCTGCCGTAAAGTTGATGGGATAGCGCCGTGGATGAATTTCAACAGCGATACAGTGCCGCCAAGTCTGCCCGTACAGAGAAAATCGAAGATGACGGGTTCGAAGTCTACAAGTTCTGCTTCAATGGTCGAGAAGATGAATGGACAGGCAAGCGCGCCGCAACGCGCGATCCAGAAGAGATATTCGCAGACGTTGTTGCTGGCGTAGCAGAGGATTTCTACGGGGATCTGTTTCACACCATGACGCCGGAAAACGCGCCGTGGGTCGAATACGAAGCCGGGGCAGGCGTTCCAGAAGATGACGTTGAGGTTATAACCGACTTCATCAAAGACCGTGAGAAGGCCATTGCACGCGCTCTGACGGCATCGAATTACTATGACGAAGGCCCCACAGCGTTTCAGGATGCCGTTCTGGGCAACGTCTGCATGTGGGTGGACCGGCATACCCTGTCTGGCCCTATCGTTTGTGAAGCGGTCCCATGCTCGGAAGTACATCTGCGCCTCGGGCCATACGGCATTGATGACCGTTTCCGCACAAAGAAATACTTCTACCGCGATCTGCCGCAACTTCTCCAAGGGGCGACGTTCTCCGAGAAGATGAAGGAAAAGATCAAAAAAGGCGGCACGGCAAAAGCAACCGTCACTTGGGGGTTCTGGCGCGATTACAGCGATACAGGTAATCCCAAATGGGTGCAGCGCATCCGCGTCGATAACGAAAAGGTTGGCCTTGATGAAGATCTGGAAGGCGAAGGCTCGTGCCCGCTTCTGGTAGGCCGGTTCAACCCGCAACCCAACTCACCATGGGGTAAGGGACCGGGGCGCCGTATGCTGCCCACCCTGCGCACCTTGGATGAATTGGTCCGCATGAACCTCGAAAGCATGGATCACACGCTTGATCCGTCCATCGTCTACACGCACGACGGTATGCTTGATCTGTCAGAAGGGCTTGAAGCCGGTATCGGATACCCTGCGGCGCCGGGAACAGCGGAAAGCCTGCGTGAAATCGGCGGCGGTCAGCTTGATTACGGGTTCTTCGCAGAAGAGAAAATCGAAGAGCGCATACGTGACGGGTTCTATCGGGATCTGCCACAGCGCGGCAAAACGCCACCATCCGCCTCACAGTACATGGGCGAAGAGCAAAAGCAGGTGCGCCGCATGGCCCGCCCCGCCGGAAAGCTCTGGAAGGAATTTGGCGTCGGCCTTCTGAAACGTGTCGAATACCTAGAAACTCAGCCGGGGGGTGCGCTTGATGGCGAAGATTTCCGAATGTTGGACGGGCAACTTGTATCACTACGCCCAATCTCACCTTTGGAACGCGCGCAAGCGAGAGAAGAAGTTCTGGTGGCTCAATCCATCACGGCTATGGCAACCGAAGCACTTGGGCCGGAGCAGGCGGCGCTCGTGATCGACGGGCCAGCAACCATGACGAACATCAAGTCAAAACTCAAAGACACGATTGTCGAGTTCCGCACGCCAGAACAAATCAAACAAATCATGCAGGCGGCACAACAGCCGCAACAGGGGCAAATGAATGAGCCGACTGAGGGATAAACTCTTTTCCGACATGCGCCGCGACAGATCCTCGCCCGGATACCTTGGGGCGTATCTCGCCTATATGCGCTCCGAAAACCCGGAAGGCGCAGAAGCCATTGAAGCCGATGTAATGAGCATCTTTTCTTCTGACGAAGGGCTTAGGGTTTTGAAATTGCTGGAAAAATCCACATTATTTTCGAGCTTAAAAAACGGCTCGGATGATCGTGCATTGCGGGAAATGAACGCAGTGCGGAATTTTGTACTCGAAATAAGGAGAATTGTGTCTCATGGCGCAGGATGACCCAAACTTAGATGCAGGCGAAGGACCGGACCTTTCGTTTATCCCCGATACGTTCAAAGGGGATGACGGATCTATCAAGGTCGATGACTACACGGCGCATTACAATGACCTTGTGACGTTCAAGTCGCAGGCCGATGAAGCCGCCGCCTCCGCCCCCAAGGACGCCAGCGAATACGCTTGGGCCGTGGGTGAGGACTTCCAATGGGCGGAAGGGTTCGATCCCGCCGCATTCCCCCAACCCGTTCTGGATGACAAGGGCCAGCCCGTTATCGGTGACGACGGCAAGCCCGCAACGCGCCCAATGGATGTATCCGACCTTCTGGCGCAAGACGATCCGGATCTGCCTCTTTTGCAGGAAGCCATGTTCAAAGCTGGCGCCAAGCCTGAATTGATGGGCGAGATTGCCAAGATCCTCGTCAATCGGGAAATCGGCAAAATGTCCAAAGCCGGTGAAGAGGCCGCAAACCAGATGAAAGCGCTCGGGCCGGAAGGCAAAGCGCGTCTGGACACACTGACACGCAGCGTCAAGGCGCGTCTGCCGGAAGCGCAAGCCAAAGCCCTGATGGATGACATTACGAGCGCCGACACACTGCGCGCCCTTGAAGCCATTCTGAAACCGTCGAGCGCCCCCCCGGGCGGTGCGCCGACCCAAAAGATCGACAACGCAACGGCGTCGATAGATGACCGGATTATGGCCGGTCTGCAAAAACGAGCCTGAGAGAAGGAATAACCAATGGCTGACGAAAACATTAACCTAGTCGAGTTTGCCAAAGGGCATTCCGACCCCCTGTCCAGCGGCATGATTGAACAGTTCGCTGTTTCTTCTGACGTTCTGGAAACAATCGGCTTCAAGATGGCCAAGCAAGGCTTGAACGTCTTTGACCGTGAAACCTCTGAACCGACCGTCGCATTTCGGGCGCTCAACTCCGAGCCTGATATTTCGTATGGCACCGAAGAACAATTCCAAGATTCGTGCTATCCGATTTCCGGCCTGATCGAATTTGACCGGATCAAGCTCAAGCGTTACGGCGAACGCAAGCGCATGGTCTACATGAAAGGTCAGATGAAAAAAGGCGCGCGTGTCTGGACCGATACGTTCATCAACGGTGACAACAGTTCCGATGCAAAGGAATTTACCGGCCTGAAACTGCGCTGCAAAGCTGACGCTGCGGGCAATGTTGACGGATCAACCGACGATTCCCGCCTGCTGGTGAACAACACTGCCTCCGGTGGTGGCGCTCTGTCCCTCGGCCAGTTGGACAAAGCCGTTGACCTGGTTGCTGACGCGTCACACATCATGTGTTCGCGCCGGATGCTGACGTTGTTCAAAACAGCGGCACGGAACCCCAACCTGACGAACAACCGTGTAACGGATGACTACGATAGCCAGCTTGGCCGTCGCGTCACTCGCTTTGGCGACCTTCCGTTCCTGACGGGTTATGAAGTCTCCAAGGACTCGCAGTTCTTGCCATTCAACGAAGTTGCATACGGTGGCGGTAGCGCCGTAACCACTTCGATGTACGTGGTGTCCCTGCGTGAAGATGGGATCTGGGGCATTCAAACCGGTGAGCCTGAGTTCGAAGCGGTCGATACAGACCGTGGCGTATTCAAGCGCAACCTGTTCGAATGGGATTGTGGTATCACATGGGAAGATTTCTATGCCGGTATCCGCCTGTCCTCCATCGCCAACACTGCAATCGTGGCATAAGGAGCAAAACAGATGCCTAATAAATACTATCCCTCGGATGCCCGGCTCGAACATCGCGCCCCGGCTTCCGCCGCCGTCACGGCGACTGCGACTGTCGATACGATTTCGCAGCGTGTGGCACAACGGACTGAGTACCTGACGCAAGTGAACATCGAAGCGATCAAGATTTCCGCCAACAACGAAGCCTACAATTTCGTTGTGGAAGTCTCCAATGACAGCTTCACCACGGTTCACGTCGCCGCGTCTTACGACTTTGGCCCAACCGAAACCCGCCTCGGTGGCGCCCCAGACAGCGTTGCCGGTGACTTCAATGAGTTCCCTTGGTGTTCGGAAGTTGAAGGGACTGTGTTCAAGGACGCTCGTATCCGCGTGATCATCGCAGGTACATCGCCCTCTATCACCTTCGCCTGCCGTACCACCATCTGCTAAAGGATAACGAATGAAACTCGTCACCATTCAACCCGTACCGGAACCGAAAAGCTTTGCTGACGTAAAGTTCACTCAGGGCGAACACAAGGAAGCCGTCAAGGCTGGCCCCAAAGTCGTCCCATATCCCACGGCAATGGAAGCCCTCGCCAACAGCAAGGGTCTCTACGAAGTCAAAAAGGAAGTCAGGACTGTCGAGCTTGAAATCAAAGGCATGAAGGCGCCGGAAGAAATGAGCAACGCAGAATTGTCGATGGAATTGCAGATGCACGGCAAGCCGCTGCGGAAGCAATTGAGCAGGTCCAAGGTGATCGAATTTGTCAAAACGCTGCGCGAAAAAGCAGCGGATATGATCACCGACGACGACGAAGAGTAAGGTTCCTCCCAACCTGCATTAAGGGCTGCCCTCGGGTGGCCCTTTTTGTTTGTGCATTGTCAGAACGGTGCTTTGATTTGATTGTCGGCCTATGGCAGTCAGATCCAAAATAACGCTGTTCAATTCAGCGCTTACCCGTACCGGCAACAGCACAGTTGTTGAAGGCGACGGTTCGTTCATTTGGCAGGCGCTCGAAGCCAACTATGAAGAGATAGTTCGCGCCGCATTTGAGGGGCAGGAATTTCCGTTCGGCAAGGCGCGCGTCACGCTTACCTCACGCGCTACCGGGCGGTTCGGGTATGACGATGCCTACACCATGCCAGTAAATGTCATCCACGTTACGCAGGTCTGGCTTGATAACAAGTTGGCGTCCAACCTTGAAGAAAGTTGGGAAGTGGACGGCGAAACAAACGAGCTTATGGTTAACTCCAAAGGCCGCACAGTCGAGGTCGAATACATCAAAGTTGGTATGGAAAGCTCTTGGTCTGCCAAGTTTGCCTTGGCCATTCAGCGCCGCCTTGAAGCCGTCATTCGTGACGTTGAAGAGGAAACCGAAGAATCCGCCGCCAAGGACACAGAAGCCGATTATCAGCTTTTGTCAGCCGGTATCAAAGCATCAAAGAACAGGTCGCGTGAGCGTGTGCGCAAAGGTGGCCGATTGATCAGGGCGCACGCTGGCTATGGGAAGCGATAAATGGCCCGTAGAAAAGAACAGATCCCCCAGAATGATTTCAGCCTTGGGGCAACCCGTCCGGAAGCCGTAGAGCGTGACGATACGCCTCTGATCACTCAGGCGCTCAAACGTGCCGAAAACACCATTGGACTGACGCCGGGTGCGCTTGAAGGGCGTCCCGGCCTTGCTCATTTGGGATCAACGGATAGCGCAAGGGGGATTGAGGTCGATCTTGGGTCTGGCCGCGTCTATGACGTTCATATCGTTCCTGACGGCGTGATCGTGTATGATGCAGACGATGCGGTGGAAGCGTCTTTCCTGTCAGACACATGGACCGACATTACCAGCAAGTTCGGCTCTCGCGCCTTTGCCGACATAAGCTTTTGGGTTCTGCCTGATCCTGACAACTCCGCCATTCTGATCGGCGCCCAAGACTTCCCCATTCATGCGCTGTCCATTGATACCGCCGGTGTCTGGTCTTTTGGTGAATTGAATTTCAGCACAACACTTTCTGGCGTGGTGAACATCCCGTATTGGAATTATTATCCGGGGGTGAC